TAGTAATGTAAGCGTTAATGAACTTGGTTACCTCCGAACGAGAAATGAGTTCGCCATCTGGAAGTTCGAGGAAGGCACGCAACTTAGGTGTCACATCCTGCTTTCGGTTGAACCCGTTGTTCTCGGCGCGCTTCTTAGCCTTCTCACCATCGGGATCCTCTTGGGTGTTCTTAATCTTACGTACGATCTTGGTAAGGTTCTTAATGTCGTTGCGTAGGGCGGCGATTTCGGTCTGAATAGTTTCGAAGGACATTATATCTATCTTAGTTCCTTAACCTTTAAGTTCTGAAATAGTAAATAACCGATATGGTAACAATTACCCATAATAAGAACATAAAGCTGTTATTTTCAAGTGACACAAAATTCGGTTTATCTATGTACCTGAATGGCTGACGAGATCCATCGTCAGGGCATCCACCTACACAACAATCTGTGGGACAGCGTAACACTTTAGATCCTTTCCTGACACCACACCATTGCTCGGTCTCACCCGTATAAGCATAACACCTGCAGTTTTCTATGACATCACAAACCATATTATTATATCCCAATATATTAATGGACAATCAAATTTACCCAGAATCCACGATTGAGAAATTCCTCTATGAAAATTTATTTTTCAAAGATGTAAAACTTAAAAAATATTACGACCAGGGAAATGTTGGTAAGTTTAGAAATCACGTTAGTAAATATCATTCAGACAAAAGCTTTGAAAAGGTTGTGTATGTCTTGATTACGGATTCCATACGTGATATAATAATTAATACCATCGGTGATTTGACAGGGTTTCTTAATGCATCAGGTGATCTGATTATAAGTGGTGGTGAGGCTTTCAATCTATATGTTGAGTACAAAAATCGCATTATCACGAGTGACATTGATGCTAAGTTTGTACCACGATTTCCCATGAATAAGAAATATTTTGGTAAACTCCAAGCAGTGAAACTCATGTTATGGAACAAATTGGGTGAACTTTCTAAACAATTAAATTTGCGCGTTAAAAAACGTATCATGGAAACACGGACAGAAAATTCGAAACTTTTCAGGTTTTTGGGTTTAACTTTCAAAAAAAATGGACCTTATGTCAAAAGACGTTATTCATTAATCAAAAAGAAAAAGTTATCGAATAACCAAAAACCCAGTGAAGGTGATGTTTTTATAGATGTTGAATTATTTGCACTCGACTTGCAGGTTCGTCATTTTGTAATCGGAGATGGCAAGGTTGATGATGTTAATATTGGTGGAATCTTGGATATTCCTTTCATGCGACCCAGAGAATTTGGATATGAGGTAGCACTTAATAAAAAGAAGGGTATAACATACAGGGAAATCAATTCGGGTAAATTAATTAACGATAAACGAATCTTTGTTGCCAGTAAAGAATTTCTGATCGAGGATATTTATTTAATGCAAAAACTTCGCCTCAGACCGGAAAAAAAGGAAAAGGATCGCCAAAGACTCATAAAACTCTCTCAACTTGTAGATAAACGTATAAAGTCGTCCCAATCTATGGAAAGTGTATTCAAAAACATAATAAAACAGATTCGCACACCCAGTAAAGGTAAACCGAAATCAACTAAAATAGAAATGAAAAAGGCCACTAAAGTAGACCCCTATAAGTATAAAAAATACACAACAAAACCAGCTGAAAATCGTATATCTAAACAAATCGTATATGGTCTCAAACCAGTCATAAAAGGCACTAAGGTTAATGGTTACATGAAATCATCAGGAAATCAACGTTTCAACACGAATACAAAGGAATGGGTAAAGGCAAAAAATCCATACTATGTAAAAAATGAATATCAATTGCGTCCTATTAATGGATCATCAATTCCAAAAAATATAAACCAAACCAAGACACTATATGGTTATAAACCCAGGAGAAACAATTGGGTACCCAAATCAATAATTGAAAAGGCCGCAGACATTCCATATGTTGGTTTAAAGAAATGAAAAGAGATAGAGTTATAAAATGATCTACAACACACCCACAAAGGGTGATGATGGTCTGTACTTTGTCAAAACCCTAAACGATGATAAGCGTAAGTCTCTTCTTCAGCTCAATAAGGTAAAGATCGCCGATGTATCTGGTGATATCGTGATGGACCTTGTTTCCGATGTGAACCTCTCCAGGATTCAGAACATCGATACTCAGAATCTCGAGTCTGCCGTTGAGAATTGTGAAGCGTGGTTCGGTAAGAAACTTTCGGATAATGTTATTAAGGGTGCATACACTGGTGGTGTCAAGGATTCTCAGGTGAGTGCAGATCGTCTCGATGTCACTAAGACATTCAATGCCACCCAAGAACTTATTGATTTCGATGTAGTCCAACCCGGTAAAGTCTGTGATGTCATCCTTGAATTTGCCGGACTTTGGTTTACTAAGAAAGCATTTGGTCCTACTTGGAATATTGTCCAGGTGAAGGTCCATGATGACCCAATTTTGGATACTTATCCAGATGAGTATGCATTCATAGAAGAAGATGAACAATAAAAAAAAATTGTTATACATATATAAAACACCATGATGAAGGGTCGTCGCCAGAATATTGCTATGCTCGTCGCTGTCGCCGCGTTGATCTTTCTCATCTTCGCCACCAGGAAGTCTGGATATACCATCACTGAACGTGAATACAAGTCCTTCGGTCTCGCCCCCTCCGCGGCTCCCTCCGCGGGTCCAGCTGTTGCGTCTACTGACGATGCCTGTGGTATGAAGAAGGGTACAGGCCTTGCCTCTTCTCTTCTTCCCCGCGAAGTTGCCTCTGCCGAGGATTTCGGCCAGTTCGCCCCAGAAGATATCCTTTCGGGTCAGAACTTCCTCGAACCCCGTAAGCAGATAGGCTTCCCCGAGACTGTCGGTGGTGCCCTCCGCAATGCCAATCAGCAGATCCGTAAGGACCCACCCAACCCCAAGGACCCATTTGTGTGGAACAATTCTACAATCGTCCCAGATCTCATGCAGCGCGGTCTCTGCGCTTAAAGAATAACTTATAAATCAATATACAATGACTTCCGTTGCACCTGACCTCTCCCAGAATGTTTCAAAATTGGTAGAGCTCAACAAACAATTATCAGAAGCAAAATCAGATATCAAAATTCTCTCCAGCGAAGAGAAGCGCCTAAAGGAACTTGTAAAGAAATCCATGGTTGACCAGGGGATAGATACCATCAATTTAAGGAAGGGTAAGATTAGTATTCGTAAATCCGTTAGAAAGGGTAGCATGAACAAAGATGTTATTAGGGAAGGACTTTTGACATTTTTCGGTGGCGATGAAGCTAAAGTTGAAGGTGCGATGAATGCTATTAAAGATGGAATTAAAACGAAGGAATCGACTGCTATCTCCCTAAGTGGTTTAAAAGAAAAGCCCGATAATGAAAATAAGTAAGCCACAATGGTTTGGAGTCAATACGTTTATGAAGCGAACGTGGATAATCTAGATGGCGGGTATCCCAGTGAAACCGATGATGTATACGATGAAATTCCAATGACTATTAACGATTGGGAAATGGAATACTCAGATGAACTCTGGTACATCTGGGACACTATCAGGACATTATTGCATGACGCTCATATCACTCATACGGGTAAATTTTGCGACTTTGTAGAATTCTGTTATATAGAACACGACCCTTATCATGAGCGTGTACTATGGGAAAATGAAGAACAAACTCGTTGGTATGAAGACCGACTCGCCCATATATGGAGAAATGTCATGAGATGTCTGAATCAATATGGACTATATGAACATATGTTAAAAACTACAACACTATACCATTTTATTGATTTCGCGAAAAAAAATATGAACATACAATAAATGATTCCCGATATTACATCTCCTAAAGTGTCGATTCCCGCTGGCCTTTTTTTAGCGTTAAGTCCAGGTATACTTCTCACTACCACCGGGAAAAATGTCAAGTTCGCCAATGGAAAAACAAGTCAGACGGCTATTCTTTTCCATGCTCTCGTATTTTTCCTCGTATACACCCTCATTGCTCGGGTGATGGGACTCGTCGTCACAAAAACCGATCTGATTGTTACTACAACTCTGTTTATAGCTCTCAGCCCCGGTTTACTCTTGACTCTACCCCCAGGTTCGGGAGGTGTGTTACGTTCGGGACAAACTGGTCTACTCCCAGCGGTAACTCACGCGGTTGTATTTGCTCTGATCTTCGCGCTTTTACGTCGCCAATTTCCTCAGTTCTATTAAATAGGAACAGGAATATGGAGTATCTTATTCTCGGACCGGCGTCCATGGGAATTTTTTCCCTCGTTGGCGCTTTAAAAGCGCGTGAATCTGAATTAGCCAATATAAAGGAAATATCAGGATCTTCGGCGGGTGCAATTTTAGCATTATTTTTAGCGTTGGGGATGTCAATGAATGAAATTACAGATATTTGTATATCGTTAAATATCCCCAACTTTGTTAAAATACGTATAGGTTCATTCTTTAACAAATTTGGTTTTGTCGACATGAATCCTATTCGTAAAAAATTAATAGATATATGCGGTGGAAATCCGACATTTCAAGAACTAGAAACAAAAATTTATATTTCAGCGTATTGTTTGAATACATCGGAAACGGTATACTTTTCACGTGATACACACCCCGATATGAATGTGATAGAGGCAGTGTTGATGAGCATGGCTGTACCCTTTATATTTGCATGTGGACAATATGACGGGTATACATACATTGATGGTGGTACAAAGGAAGAATACCCAATAGCACCATTCTTAGATAAGAAACCATGTGAAGTAACATGTATGAAAATTAAAATGGATAAAATATACAAAGAAACAATAAATAACCCTAAAGAATTCGTAGACATCCTCGTTCGCTCGGCATTGGTCAATAGAGAGGATTTAAAATTACCTATAAATATAATAGAAATCAACGTAGGAACTACGGATATATTCGATTTTACCATGAAGTACGAAGATAAACTCCGATTATACAACCTAGGTTTTTCAGCGTGACACTTTTTTTATCAGTTTACTATATATGATTGAGGTTTGCGACGTAGATGCAAATCTCGAGGATTTAAAGACCCTAATTAAATTAAATACAGGGCATAGTATTAAACTGACAAAAGAACAAACATGTGAGGCATATGAAAACATTAAGGCGGGGAAGTTACCCCTTCCTCCTTTAATTATGAGTTCGAATAAGACTTACCTGATCGATAAAAACTCACCCCTAAAACCTTCAGATTATGAAATTCTTTTTGATTCGTCTTCTACTCGGGCTAAACTCATGAAAGTCGCAAGGAAGGTTGGTATGATAAAGGTCACTCAAATGACAAAGAGTCAAATGATCGAATCTATCGGAAAGCGTTTGAGATATATGAAAATTCATGAACCCGTGAAATTTGGTCGAAGAAAAAAGGAGAAACCAAAAGAAATTCAGAGCCTCAACAACAAAGCAGTGAATAATAACACAAGGTTGAACAACAATGTGCAATTGAACAACAATGCACAATTGAACAACAATGCACAATTGAACAACAATGTGCAATTGAACAACAATGTGCGAATGAATAACACAGCAATGAGAAACAACAATGTGCGATTGAATAACAATGTGCGATTGAACAACAATGTACGATCGAACAACAATGTGCGATTGAACAACAATGCGCGATTGAATAACACAGCAATGAGAAACAACATAGCAGTGAAAAATCAAGGTATTGAATCTAAACCTAAAAGTCAGATTTCATTCCCAAAGGGAGGTCTTTTTAAAAAAGAAAATAAACCCAGTTTTTTGAATAGAAATAAGTCAAAGAGTGACTCTATTTTCAGTAGATTATTCGGTGGTTCAAAGAAAAGGAATTTCATTAAAGCTAATAAATTCGAAAAAGTAAAACCGGGTTACGTATTCAAGACTGGTAATCAGGGTCTAGGGTACTACAAGAATGATGGTGATGGTGTTCCTTTCCCGGGTGGACAAGGACCTCTCAAGAAACCAAATGGTTTCGGGGAGCCCGTAGCCCCTGTGGGTCCCAACAACAATAAGCCCAATAAGCCTGTGAATAACAAGAAAACCAACAAGGTCAACATTGGTGTAGGTAATAACACTATCAACAATAAGCCTGTGAATAACAAGAAAACCAACAAGGTCAACATTGGTGTAGGTAATAACACTATCAACAATAAGCCTGTGAATAACA